TCCCCCTCGTCGAAGAGGGACGGCGGAAATACCATCCTCAGAAAGAAGTTTCCCGGCGGCCTTCTGCACATGGTGGGCGCCGATAGCCCGCGGGGTTTCCGCCGCACGTCGATCCGCGCGCTGTTCATGGACGAGGTCGACGGTTGGGCGCTGTCGGCCGGCGAGGAAGGGGACCAGATCCGCCTGGCCACAAAGCGCACCGAGACATTTTGGAACCGGAAGATCGTCGCGGGCAGCACGCCCACGCTGGAATCCACGAGCCGAATCAAGCGCCTGTTCGAGCAGGGGGACCAGCGGCTCTACTTCGTGCCGTGCCCGGCCTGCGACAAGGCGCAGGTCTTGAAGTGGAAGCAGTTTCACTGGACCGACGGCGACCCATCGACGGTGCACTACGAGTGCGAGCACTGCGGGGCTGCCATCTCCCACGACAAGAAGCGGTGGATGGTCGAGGAGGCAGCTCGCCGCCAGCGCGATGGCGTACCAGGATTCGGGTGGGTCGCGCAGAACCCAGAGGTCAAGGGCCACGCGAGCTTTCACTTGTGGACGGCGTACAGCTACGCGGCCAATGCGACCTGGGAACACCTCGCGGCCGAGTGGGAGGCCTGCGCGCCCAACAGCGAGGAGCGGAAAACCTTCATCAACACGACCTTGGGCGAGACGTACCACGGCGACGGCGACAAGCCCGACTGGAAGAAGCTCTACGACCGCCGCGAGCAGTACAAGGCGGACGTGGTCCCCGCCGGCGGGCACATCCTGTTTGCGGGCGTGGACGTCCAGCGCAACCGCCTCGAGGTCGAGATCGTGGCCTACGGGCCGCGCATGGAATCGTGGTCGGTCGGTTACCGGGTCTTCGGTGGCGACACCAGCCAGCTCGAAGGCACGGATAGCCCGTGGCAACGTCTGGGCGACATGCTGTCCGAGGAGTGGGAGCACGAGCTCGGTGGCAAGCTTTCGATCCGGATCATGGCGGTGGATTCGGGTGATCAGACGTCCATGGTTTATCAGTGGTGTGCGAGGTGGCCGGGTCAGCGGGTGATGGCCATAAAGGGCCGCGAGGAGGGCTTCTCGCAAATCGTGGGCACACCGACGCAGATCGGAGTCACCAAGGCAGGCAAGAAGCTCCACTTGAGCCTCAACCTGTGGCCGGTGGGTGTCTCGAAGATCAAGACGGAGATCTATTCCTGGCTCAAACAAGAGAGGCCCACCGAGGAGAGCGGAACAGAACTCCCCTGGGGCTGGTGCCATTTCCCCGAATATGGAGAGGAATTTTTTAGACAGATCACCGCCGAGGAATTGGTGCCCGTGATGCACCGCGGATTCCGCAAGTACCAGTGGGAGAACACGCGAAAGAACGGGCGGAATGAGGCGCTTGACTGTCGCGTCTACGCGAGAGCGGCCAGCTATGTGCTCCTGCTTGACAAATGGTCAGCCGAGAACTGGCAGCAGGTCGCGAAAGACGCCGGGATCGGCACGCGGTCGCAGGCCGCGAAGTCGTCCGTGGACGCGCCGCTCGTAGTGCAGCCGAAGAAGCAAAGACGGGCAGAGGATCCCTGGCTTTGAGTGGTGCAGGCGCCGGCCGGACAGGCTAGTCCCTTGGGAAGTTGTAAAAGATAGTTGTCAACTCTATTCCCATGGCGTAGGGTAACTGGATGCCAAAGAGTAAGAGCAAAACGGTAAAGGCACAGTGTTCAATGAGCGACGGCGAGAAGATGATCTGGGCGGTGGCATTTGTGGGGTCCTACGAGAAGATGAAAGAATGGCAGAACAGCACCGACTGCACGCTTGGAGATGGAGACGGAAAGGAGATACAGCGGATGTGCCAGGCCGCACTCCATCCCGTCGAGGATGCGATGGACGCAGTCCTGGCGGCGCGCTTGATGGCGCTTCCTAACAATGAACGCATGGAGGACGACGATCCGGTTGCCAGGACCTTTGTCAGTCCCGGATGGGATGTGACTATGGCTATGCTGCGCGCGATGCTCGGAACGGTTGAGGGGTAAGCACATGCCGAGAAAAAAGAAGGAACCAGTGGTCAGTCACCGCAATGCCGTTGCCGTGCGATTTCAGGACGCGCAGCTTGCCGCCGTTGAGAAGGCGGCCACGGCCGACAAGATGAAGATCTCACCTTGGATTCGAGACGCCGCAATCGAGAAGGCGAAAGGAAAGCGCAAATGACCAAGCGATCCCCATCCAGGGGCCAAGAATGGAAAAGACGCGACGACTCGGGATACTTGGTGGTCGTCGAGGAGTTCAGCAAAACACTTGGACTGGTAGCTTTCGCCGACGAGGATGGGTATGGGTATGGGCAACCGATAGAGGGTTTCCTGCGCGATTTCAGGCCGACTGGGAGGAGAATGAAAGCCTACAAAAAGAAGACGCTTCCAGCGCTGCCCAAAGAGGGATCACGATGGATCGTGGCTAAAGGGAGTGGCCGAGGAAGAATCGTCACGATCACGGAGGCCATACAACCGTTTCTCGGCTGGACCAGGACCATTCACGGCGTATTCGCGGACACCGGAAGGCGGGGCTCGTGGAAGCCGGAGGAATTTGTTAATGGGAAGAGGTTTCTTCCATCGCCGAATCCAGCGCGAACAATCGAGAAGGCGAAAGGCAACAAGCAATGACGTCCGCTGATGAACGGGCTCGGCGGATAGTGCTGCGCGAGCTGCGCAAGCCCGACTGCTGGAAGATCGGTTGCATCAACATCTTGCCGGCATGGAGGAAATACGCATCGGCATGGAGCGCCGAGATCGAACTTGGCAAGGGTGGCGCCCGCATGCTTGCTAGGGCGCGTGAACTCAGAGAGAAGTGGGAGGATATGGTAAGGACAGAACCTTCTAAAAAAGTTCAGAACGACGGCGTCTACTTCGAAGCCCAAGAGCTTGCGCGAAGGGGTCGCATCTCGGTGGCCAATGCGGGCGTTGCCCTAGGAAAAGCTGGTAAAGAATTCGAGAATGTCGTTGACGACGTCCTTGGTCGATCGGTGACGTGGAGCGATGATGGTAGTCGAGCTTCGATCGGCGAGCTGACCAAGGTCGCACAGAGGGACGCTGATGTTGATGATTGGAACAGCGACGGAGAGGTGAGAACTAAGTTCTCTGTAGATTGTTTCTGTGTGTGGTGCCTCGGGGTTGGGTGTATAGACTGCCTTGGGACGGGCAGTTCTGAGGGATATTTCAGCGATCTAGATAGACGCGTTCGAGGTGTTACGCCGGAACAAATGGAGATCGCCGCAGACGCGTGGCACGCGATGGCCAACGGGGATGAAGTGGATCCGATTGTAAAGTCTGACCCTATTACTAAGTTCATGATCTCCGAGGACAATCCGATCGATTCCTGGCTTTGGCACTTCCATGCCCTAGATGTGTTTAAGTCAGGCGAGGCATGCAACATCATTGCGTCCATTTACATGTCGGAGGCGAACCGATGAAGAGAGAAGAAAGGGTTTTGGAAAAAGAAAATCCGTTCACTTCACTGCGTCGGTATCGATGGACCGGAAAAGTAGCGAAGGCGAAAGGTAGTCGACGATGATGTCAAAGTCTCCGCGGCCTAATATCGCCCCTATCCTTGGCCGCGAAATGGACAGGCTGTGGAATTTCATCTTCGAGCACAACGTCGAAGAAAAGCTGACGAAGGCATGCGGAATCTCCATCAGAACTCTATGGAAGGCTTGGGGTGGGGTACCAGTTTCCAGGCGAACCAGAGACGCGATCGCATCCGGCCTTGGCAAAGTGAGGGTGACGACTGTCGCTGGACGGAAAACTTTCAAGGCGAAAGGAAAGAGCCAATGAGGACCAAGCGACAAACGAAGGTGGGGCCAGGGATGGCCGGATACCTTGCTGCACAGAGGAGCTACCGGGAATTTTTGCGGAAAGGTGGCTTCCCCAATCTTCTGCGCAGTTCACATGCGGGCCGCCACACGGTTGAGCTGTCCGAGCCCGTGGCGTTCAAGGGCATCAAGAGGTCCTCGCTCTCTATCAACCTGGACATCATCGGCCCTGTGGACCTTTCCGATTTCTACGGAAGCGCCGAGGGCAGGGAATCATTCGAAACCGACGTCATTCCTCCGCCCCTGTATCAGCACGTCGCGGCCAAGGCTGCTGGCGTTCCGGTGGAGTTCATCCGCAAGCTAAGCCGTCTTGATGGTCTCAAGGTATCTATGATCGTTCATCGCTTCATGATGAGATGACACCAGATGACCACCGTCAACGATCCCTTGGATATCTCGGATCCCATCGGCGGTGCACCTGGATCCTTCGCCTACGTCACGGGCAGAAACGCGAACCTCCTCTCGGTGCTCGACATCTCTACTGACGAAATCCGTTGGATTTTGCCTATTTCGGCACAGTTCACACAGGCGGATATCACTTGGTTCTCCAGCGGATGCGTAGCACGTTTTAGCGAATAGCCACCCCCGCGTGCCACCCTGGCACCAGAGTGGCGGAATCCCAAGAAATCACAGATCTGCGGGCGAAGATCTCCGAAGCTAAGGAGGCCTTGCACCGGGTTTACCTCGGCGACAAGGTGACCGAGGTTGGCTTCGGCACGAACCGCGTGACCAAGTGGGGCCAGGCCAACGCCCAGCAGCTTAACGCGTATATTTCCGAGCTGGAAGCCCAGCTGTCCAAGCTTCTCGGCCAGCCCCGCCGAGGTCCGATCTACCCCGTGGGGTTCTCGCGATGAGCGAGATCACGCTGCTCGACAGCCACGGCCAGCCGA